CAGTGATATTTGGAGTTGTGCTGGCAGTTAGTGCCCTCGGCCAGCCAGACGTTCGCTCTGCCCATGCGCCTGAGTGCGGGTCGATGAATTGAATGCCGTCTTCAGAGCCAATTATGAGGTAGCCCATAGCCGCTGCTATGGATGTCGGTGCCGCAGCACTGGCCAGATCAACTGTTGCCAGCGGCGTGGTGCTGATGGCTCCAGCCGATTGTTCCGTTAAATCCCAGATGTTGATTTCTGTGTTGCTGCCCTCATCTTCAATGGTTGCCAGCATCAGGCTGGAGAATACGGACGCTTTGCTCCATGCGCCGTTCCATGCCATGCCATCAACGGAGGGGCCGAAGATGACCTGATCGACAAAATTGGCGTTGGTTTGAAGGACGCCAGCAATTGCACGTTCTGCATCAGCGCCGAAACCGGTCGCGGTTCCGCTATTGGTGATTGTCGCGCCACTAGCTATTGCAATGTCACTGCCAGATAGGGCGGTGAACGTATTGGCCGTCATGGTGAAGTCTTCGGCCCCGGCGATATCGAACCGAATGGTATCGTCGTCGTCCCCGCCTTCTTCTACCCGTATCCCGGTGTCACCATCCTGGTCTAAGAGTTTCGTAGAAGACGTACCTACACGAACCGCCGCGCCGCTGCCTGCGCCATCAGCATAAATCCAGGCCGTCTCCCCATTTTCAACAGTCGCGTTAGCCCCGCTTCCTTGCGTGAAGATAGCACTACGATTAGCCGTTAAATTATTATAAACCAAATACAGCTTATCTTGGTCATTTGGAGAAATCGTAATGGTGTTATTGCTGCCGAGATCGCCACCATCCCCAAGCACCAGCACACGGTACATGCCATCGGTTAATGTTCCGTCTGTAGTGGTAAGAGTTGTAGTTGATCCAGTTAATGTGAGAGCACCAACACCACTAACGACACGGTCAATGATATCCATGTTGGTATTAACCGTGGCTCCCCATGTACCGGACTGATCTCCCGCCGCAGGTTTCTCAATACCCTGATTTAATGTGTATGTACTTGTCATTATGCGACCTTTCTAGGCGGCTATTTTGGTCCAGTCTGGCGTTTGCGATGTACTGACCTCAGAAAAACTCGAAGTTTGTGTTGTACTGACCTCAGAAAAACTCGAAGTTTGTGTTGTGCTGACCTCAGAAAAACTCGAAGTTTGTGTTGTGCTGACCTCAGAAAAACTCGAAGTTTGCGAGGCATCAATAATTCCCCATACATTAACGCCTCCTATAGCACCTGTGGCTTCAACACCTGTTACCACAACTTCAATACTCGATACAGCGGTTATAGTTCCAACGGCACCTGTACCGGCAATACCTGTGGGTGTAACTTCAATACTCGGTACGGCTACCACAGTTCCAACGGCACCTGTACCGGCAACTCCAGTCGGTACAACTCCAACCCCCGAAACGGGGGTTACTGTACCGACGGCACCCGTACCGGCAACGCCCGTTGGCGTAACTCCAACACCCGCAGCGGGGGTTACTGTACCAACGGCACCTGTACCGGCAACTCCAGTCGGTACAACTTTAGCTTCCCCAGCGGGGGTAACAGTTCCAACGGCACTTGTTCCCGCAACACCAGTCGGTACAACTTCAATACTCGGTACAGCGGTTACAGTTCCAACGGCACCTGTGCCAGCGACCCCTGTCGGTGCAACTCCAGCACCCGCAGCGGGGGTAACAGTTCCAACGGCACTTGTTCCCGCAACGCCGGTAGGCGTAACTTCAATACTCGGTACGGCTATTACTGTGCCAACGGCACTTGTTCCTGCTACACCCGTCGGTACAACTTCAATACTCGGTACGGCTATTACAGTCCCAACGGCACTTGTTCCCGCAACGCCTGTGGGTATAACCAGAGCACCTACCGTAACCGTTACAGACCCAACAGCACTTGTTCCTGCTACACCCGTTGGTGCAACTCCAGCACCCGCTGCGGGAATAACAGATCCAACAGCACTTGTTCCTGACACACCCGTCGGCGTAACTCCGGCCCCCGCAGCGGGAATAACAGTGCCAACGGCACTTGTTCCTGACACACCCGTCGGCGTAACCGCAAGACTTGGAACAACCGTTATAGTTCCAACGGCACTTGTTCCTGACACACCCGTCGGCGTAACTCCGGCCCCCGCAGCGGGAGTTAGAGTTCCAACAGCACTTGTTCCTGCTACACCCGTTGGCGTAACCGCAAGACTTGGAACAACCGTTATAGTTCCAACGGCACTTGTCCCCGCAACTCCGGTAGGCGTAACTCCAGCGCCCGCAGCGGGGATTACAGTTCCAACGGCACTTGTCCCCGCGACTCCGGTAGGCGTAACTCCAATCCCCGAATCGGCGGTTACCGTACCAGCAGCACCCGTGCCGGCAACGCCCGTCGGAACAATTTTAGCTTCCCCAACGGGGGTTACAGACCCAGCAGCACTTGTCCCCGCGACTCCGGTAGGCGTAACCGCAAGACTTGGAACAACCGTTATAGTTCCAGCAGCACTTGTTCCCGCAACGCCTGTCGGTGAAACTCCCGCGCCCGCAGCGGGGGTTACAGTTCCAACAGCACTTGTTCCCGCAACTCCCGTTGGTACAACTACAACACTTGGAACAACCGTTATAGTTCCAACGGCACCTGTTGCCGCAACACCCGTAGGAACTACTGGAATAGGTTGGCCATACAGCCCTTCACCATATTCGCCACGCCCAAATCCAGCAATTAAAGTCAAACTTTAAACCCTTACGCAATTCTAATAATTGCCGTTGATGCCGCTGCTGCTGGAAACTGAATTGTAAATGTTCCCGCTGTACTTGTTTTATTCCCACCAAAATCTAGCGAACAAACCATTTTATCACTATTCGTATCGTTATAGATCATGGCTCCTCGTGCAGTAATAGTAGCCGTGGTGAAACTTTTGTCAGCAAAATCAGCGAACCCTGTGGTTCCCGACGTGGTCGGATCTATATTAGTAAGGGCCAATCCTCCAGTAACATACGTTCCGCTAGAGGCTACTTCACCTGTAGTTGTAAAAGCAGTAGTAGTTGCTCCTAGCGCGGCTGTAGAGCTAGATTTTCCACCGCTTGAAATAGCATACAAAGCTAGTTTGAAACTATTGCCGCCAGAAGCAGAAAAATTATGCGTGGCTTTTAAAACCTCGGATTTAAACGCTGTACCCATAGCCGTTGCTATAGCCATATCAAATACTCCTAAAGTGTTTGGCTAAGTCGTCATAGCCGGTTTTTCTAAGTTCCGCGCACACTGTAGCACGGTCCTGTTCGATTGCGAACTTCACATAATAGCACAAAATAGCTTGGATATTCTCCTTGAAAGCGTGCGCTTGATCACGTAAGGGGGCAATAGTACCATCGGACACATGGATTATCTTCTCCACAGCCATCTCAGCAACTTGATCCGCTGAAAAACCCCCGTTATCTGAGGTTCTTACCACAGCCTCGCCTACCGTAATTCCTGCATCAACAGCCAACATTACGCGGTCTCCTGTAAGTCAACAATGTTATCATGACGGCCAAATATAATAGGCGTATCCATAGGTTCAGGAAGCACCAGTTCTGACTGTCGTGTGATTAAAAGCTCTTCGTTTTCTATGTTCATTACCAAGGGGTCGTCTAACCTATGATACCCATACAGCCGTTCTTCGGGGGGGACATTTGTGTCCAATAAACTCGAACCATAAGCTACATCAATTTTCATTCCCCGGCCCACACAAAAAGATAACCAAAATTCTGTGCAGGCCCGCCCTGATTCAGCCATGTGAACATTTGTCGAATAGGAGTAATCAATACCAAATAAATGCAGCTTGCCAATCTCTTGATATGCCGCAAAAGCAACCGCATATGGAACCGTATTATTAAAATAGCATAAATTGGTGTCTTTAATGACCTCCTCCAAAGGGTAGAGAACAGCCCCAGGCACTCGATCATCTAATTGACAAGTGTATATAGGGCCTTTGTGCTTTGGTAATTCTCGTCGTAGGGCAGGGGTTTGTTTTCCAGCATTTTCCGTATCTAAAAATCTAGATGGCGGGTCCATCATAAACACCCGATCATGCTTTATGGGCGCTAACATAGAATTGATGGCCCATACCTCATCATATTCATCCCCATTAGCAACAGACAAGGTATATGCAAGTTGCGATCCACCAAGTCCGACCAGAGCTACAGATGATCCTTTAAGGGGAAGTTCTTTCACTGTACTTCTCTCCGTAAACGATCATACCTGTATTGATCTCGTATTTGCTTGCCTTCGCCAAGGTTTTTTAACCACTGTACTGACTCCACAAATTTTTTGTCATAAAACTGCAATAAATCCGGTTCCCCTTTCATAAAAGTATAGGCTTCAACTAAAGCACCGTAAAGAAGGGCCAACTCAGCATTGTCCCCAAGATAACTCGTTCCATCCCCCGTTGAAGAAATAGAAGCTGGCCTGTAGAAATAATGAAGCTCTATAGTAAGCGCAGCATTTGGAGTGGGGGCTAATAAAAAGGAACCGTTATCCCAACTTGCATAGTATTTAGGAAGGCCGTCTGTGGTTGGATTCGGAGTGTAGTCCTGTAAAAAAGAAGCATGCTTATACAACAAAAATTCATTACTAGAACCATTAACAACGCTTAAAGAAAAGGGGGCCAGAAAATCAGACGGTTTACTTAAAAACTTTACGTCTTCTGTTGTTGTGCCCGTAGAGTTTTTACGAAAAACCTCTAACTGACACTCCTTGAGAATGCGCTCCTCCGCGTTCAGGATAAACCGGGGCAACTGCGTCACAAAGGTCGCTTCAGCGTTTTCCGTGTAATCCTGTATCGCCGTTTTCAGCGTGGTAAATGTGAATGCCATGTCATGCCTCTACCGTCACAGGACCCGCAGATGCAGGAAAGCCCCCGCCAAAAATAGATCCCGTGGTTGCCGTACCACTAGCCGCGCTGAAGGTATAGGTCTCTAAGTCAACTTTTGTGACCGTATATCCCGCATCACGGGAAACTACCGCACTCGTAAACCCATCAAATCCAAGCGCGTCCCTAAAACGAACGGTGTCGCCGGTAGAGCGGCCATGCCCCGGTTCCGTCACAGTTATAACCGCACTTCCTGAAGCGCCGCTCCTGAAAGCGTCCTTCTTCAAAAGAACGGTAACCTCTTTTTCTGTCCTGTCCGGACGAGCATCTTTAAGGGCTTCCGGATCAGCGTCCACGCGACGAGGCTCCAGTTGGGGGTGCTTCTCTTCCCACTCGTCCCGGCCTACCAACAGATTGTTCCATTCCTGCTTCATTTCGCGCAGCTTGTACCGCTGCCCGGATCTGTCTGAAATGCCGTAAGCGTTTTTTCCTGAAGCAAATTTAGCCATCA